ACCCAGGGGCCGGACTGACCGGAGCGGCTGCGGCGGCGTATCGCTTCGACATCCTCGACCGACATCACCTCGCGGGACTTCTCGCCGTCCTTCATGGTCACGATGCTGTACACGGCGATCATCTTGCCCCGGCTGGCCAGCGTCGGCTTGTGAGTGATGTGCTCGTCGTCGCCCAGGCAGAAGTCGAAGCTGTCGTTTTCGTAGACTGCTTGGACTGACCAGGTGCTGATCTCGCCAGAGTTGCGGACTAGTTTCATGATTCCGGCGACCATCGGCATCCACTGTGCCTGGTCCTTGAAGGTAACGATGGCACCTTCTCGACCGTCCGGCATCAGGCCCATCTGCGCGGCCTTGGTGGCGGCTGCAAACAGCGTGCGGCGGTCAGCCTGCATAAGCTGCGGATTGGTCTGGACGGCGGTCAGTGTCGTGCGGACAAAGCGTTCGACCGGGACGTGAGACGGAAGCGCGGCTTTGAATTGTGGAGCCATTTTTTCGATGGCGGTTCGTACTTCTACTACTGCTGTGCTGCTCATACTTGCTCCTTCGTTGGTGGTTGGTGTTGCGATTTTCGCATCAGTATAACCTAGTTTTTGCGGCTTGTGTTGGTTATTCTCATGTTTCTGTAGCCTTTTCGTCCACCATACGTCTGGCCGACCATGTCGGCGGTGATCACTGTTGGCGGCGTATCCGCGATCATACTGGCGCTTATTTTCCACGTCTGGCCGATGACTTTCTCGGCATCGCCAATTGCGGTAAGCAGCATTGCTTTGGCGATCTCGGCGTCGTCTTTGGCGTTGTCTGCCAGCGCTTTGGCCGTTTTGTAGTTGGTCACCATCGTTTCGATATTCGCATCGTTGCTGGCATCAAGGACTTTACCTGGGTCAGCGTACTGGTGCAGCCGGATCACTGCCTGGGCATCGTCGGGCATGATTGGCGGCGGTTCCTCACCGGCAGCGACCGTGCGCCAGAATTCTGCGACCCGGTGACGTATGGCGCGGATCACTTCCTCGTCGCGCTCTCGCTCTATCACTACCGTTCTGTTGCCACCGATCAGTGCGCCGATGTAAGCGCGTTTGAGACCGGAGACCAGCATCTGATGCTGCACTTGCATTTCGATATGCTCGGGCGCTTCGACCGTGCCGTCGTCGTGCTCGATCCAGCCGTCGCGGAATGCCATGTAGTCGACGTTTTTGATCTCAAGGTGCGCGGCTCCGTCCTGGTGATTGGTGATCAAGAAGTCGAAAGAGGCTCCTATCCGTGCGTCCGGGTCGCGCATGTATTCTTTCATGGGGCGTATTTCCCACCCACGCTCCTCGGCGATGCCGTGCGCGATGGCGGACTCCAAGCGGTTGCCCCATTTCATGCGTTCGTTGGCTTTGAACTCTGGCGCTGTGCCGCTGCGTTTGCGATGCCACAGTTCGTAATGGGTCACGTAGGGCGACATACCGAACAGGGCGGCAGATTCGGTGCTTGTGATGTCGCGCTGGCGGTGCGCCAGCCATTCGGCCTCGGTGGTGTATTGTATTACTTCGGTTGTCATTTCATGCACTCCCAATACTTGCCGTTGAATACTGGCTTGCCACCGTTTTTTACGCACAATGCGCGGTATTCTTCTGATGCAGGGTCTTTAACAGTGAAAACACTATGCGCGAATGCAAAAAATACAAAACTAGAAGCCACCGCAATTACCACTGTAATTACAGTTTCAAAAATAGCATCTTTCATGTGTTTTTTTCCTTTAGTTTGGCTTCAATGGCTCGGGCAAACGCGATCATTGCCTCGCCAACAATGACGATGCCGCGCTGATCTGCGGTCTGTCTGATCTCCTCCTCATCCGTCAGCCCTTGCCATTCGCGTCGCTCCTGCTCTGGCGGGGTAGTGTAGATAGGTATGTTGTTGTCTTTGTCCTGCTTTGTGCCGTAGGCCGTCCAGCATTTGCCTGCTTTAAGCGCCGCCAGTCCTTCCGGGTACAACCACGCCAACGACTCCTGCTCTGGCGGGGCGGTGTGGAGTTTCGCTCCAATATATTTGGACATATCGAAAGGATTTCCATCGGGCGTCTGCATAGTAATCTGGCCAGCTTCATTGCGCTTAATTACAGCCATTGGCTCCTGCTCTGGTGCTGGTAGCTCATGCGCCGGTTGAACTTTGGCAAACATTTCGAGGAAACGAGCAGCGCCTTGGTTAGCTGTATATCGGTCGCCGCCTGCGTCCACAAAAGCCATTGCAATGTTGCAATGCCAAGCCCAAGCATACCCAGGGTCGTCTTGCATGGCTTGAATCACCGTCTGCACAGCTTGGGCAATCTGTTCCTGCTCTGGTGCTAATGCGGCCTCTATCTCTTGCTGCACGTCAGTAAAACGCTGAAGTGGGTCTGGCTGCGCTAGTCGTTCACGTAGGTCTTTCCTTAATTTTCCGTAATTAGCGTACCCACTAATCCTATCTTCTTTATATAGCGCATCATGCGCTTGTTCTAAAAGTTCTCGGTCAGTCATTTTGCTCATGCGTTCCCGCTCTGGCTGCGCTAGTCGCTCGCGTAGAACGGCGCTGTGTTTGGCAATACACTCATGAAGCGCACGCTCAAAAATTGCATCTTCTTGTGAGTAAAAACCATAACCTCGCTTTGCTT